GATGAAGTCACAACAAATCCAGATTTGGTTGCAGTTGATGTCCATAAAGACACCTTGCAACTTCTGCATGAGGAAATAAATGCCATAAGCGAGAAGTCCATAGACAAATCGATTCTTGCCAAGATCGTAGATGAAGCATATAATAGTGCAATGTCAAAGGATGAAGAGTGATAGAATTCCTAAAGGTAAGATTTAAAAATTTTGGATCATTTGGTAATAATTTTACCGAAATCAATTTAAACAGTCGTAAAACAACTTTGGTTACAGGAACAAATGGAAACGGAAAATCATTTGCCCTTTTGGATTCACTTTGCTTTGGTTTGTTTGGAAAACCTTTTCGTCCAATCAATATACCTCAACTTGTAAATACAGTGAATGGCAAGGGTTGCGTGGTTGAAATTGAATTCAACAAGTCAAACTCTCACTACATGATAAGAAGAGGGCTTTCTCCAAAGATCTTTGAAATTTACAAGGATAACGAACTTCTTGACCAAAATGCCAAATCCAAAGATTACCAAGAGTATCTGGAAGAACATGTTCTTGGTTTTGATTTTTCAGCATTCAAGCAAGTAGTAATTCTCGGAAAGTCAAACTTTATACCATTCATGCAGTTGACTCCAGCAGAACGAAGAAAGATCATTGAGGGATTGCTTGAGTTGGATATATTGGCTGACATGAATGTTTATGTCAAAGGACAGCTTGCGTCCATAAAGGTAAGCATAGGAGAACAGGATTCTCTTCTTAAAATAGCCCACGAAAAGATAAAGTCTCAGAAAGAATTCATTGAACAAGTAAAAAACCACAATGCTGGTGACATAAAGGCAATTGAAGATAAGATAAAGTCTTATAAAGACGGAATGGAACTGGCTTCTTCGGAAAAAATTAATATACTCAAAGACTTCAACAAACTTAAAGAGGAAATAAAGGAAAACAAAGATCACATACATTCTCTCAGGGATGTTCCTGCAATGTTGGTCAAGACAGAGACTCTTGAATCAACGCTTAAGGATGAAATACACTCTCTCCGTTCCACTGCTACATGCAAATGCTGTGGACAAGATCTTCCAAAGGATCAAAAGGAAAAGCACATAAAGGAAAAAGAAGCCAAGTTGCTGGAATGCAGAAAGGCATTGGTAATAGCTAAAAATAAGAACGAAGAGCTTAAGAATGCAAATGAACTTTTTGAAAAACAAAAAAACGAAGAAAGCGTTCTTTCCGGCGATATAAATGCTATAAATTATAGAATTGGAAATGCAGAATCAAATATAAAGATTTTGCAAAAAGAAAAGAAGGAAAAGGAGGCCAGCAGCAACATTGCATCCTTCCAAACCAGTCTTGAAGAGTCTGAATCCAAGAAACTAGAAATATCGAACAAATTGCAGAGTCTAATCAATGAACAAATTCACCACGATGTTGTATACGATATCCTCAAGGATGGAGGGCTTAAGAGCCGCATTATCAAGCATTATGTTCCCATCATCAATGGACTCGTCAATAAGTTCCTCGGAAAGCTTAATCTATATGTTGACTTCACCATCGATGAGGAGTTCAAGGAAACAATTAAGTCAAGATACAGAGATGCATTCTCATATTCCAGCTTTTCTGAGGGAGAGAAGCAACGTATCGATCTGGCCATACTGCTGACTTGGCGTGAAGTGGCCAAGATGAAGAACAGCCTTAACTGTAACCTTTTAATTTTTGACGAGATACTAGATTCTTCACTTGATGCAACGGGAACAGAATCTTTCCTAAAAATACTTAATAAGATGAAAAACAAGTGTTCTATATACATTATAAGTCACAAGGCTGATTCTCTTACAGATAAATTTGATCAGCATATGGCCTTTGAGAAGAAGAATAACTTTTCAAAGATTAAGACAAATATCTAAATATTTTTAAATGTATAGAGGACAGTTTAAATTTAAAAATGCAAATGGTACACCACAAACTTATAAAAAAGGAGAAGTGGTAACCAGTCAAGGTAGACTTTTCTTATGCAAGAGAATGACTACAAAAAGTCCTATCCAAGACAAATATAGTTGGCAAACAACGGGTTTGACAGAGCCATATCAAGGCGAAACCCCGCCCATCAATCCAATAGAAAATCAACTTTGGATTGATGGAAGTGGAAAAATGTATATTTGGTATAAAGATATAAATGGATTTCAGTGGATTGAAATTTGATTTCATAATAAATGGAGTTATATTAAAGTCATGAATGAAGATAGTTTTGAAAAATTTACTAATCGCCGCAAGAACAAGCCATCTGGCTTTAGCAAGAAACAACAGAAAAGAAGCAAGCGTGGAAACAGACACGAGCAAAAGCAACAACTAAATAACGTTTTGTACAAAAAAGATACTGATTAATTTACATAAGGATTTATATGACAACTGTGACAAAAATGCGCCTTTCAAGAGAAACTTTATCTATTCTTAAAAACTTTTCCTGCATTAATTCAAATGTATTAATTAAGCCAGGAAATGTACTGCGAACAATCAGCCCTGGTGGCAACATCTTGGCAGAAGCAAAAATAGAAGAGGACTTTGATACAATAGTTCCCATTTGGGATTTAAATCAATTTTTGGGGGTTGTTAGCATGTTTTCTAACCCAGATCTTGAGTTTGGAGATAAGTATGTTGACATTTCAAACGGAAGGTCATCTGTTAGATATTTTTATTCATCTCCTTCGTTGCTAACTGTTCCCAACAAAGACATCAAGATGCCTGCCTCAATATCTTCTTTTAACTTGGAAGAAAACGATTTGAACGAAATGCTAAAGGCTTCAAGCATACTACACGTATCAAATTTGAAGATTGTCGGAGAAGGTGGTGTTCTTAAGATGGTCGTAGATGACCCAAATAACAGCACATCAAATAGCTTTTCGGTTTCTATTGATGAAAATTATGATGGTCCTGATTACAGCGGATTCATGAATGTATCAGAAATAAAATTTTTTCCAGGATCATACAAAGTTGAATTGACCAAAACAATTATCACAAAATTTACACATGAGTCTGGAAATCTCTGCTACTATATTGCAGTAAACAAGGGATAATCGTGTCTTCAATAAACAATCTTATTTGGGTTGAAAAATATCGACCCAAGTCTCTGTCTGATTGCATCTTGCCTTCGGAGCTTTCCATTATTTTTAATGGAATGGTAAAGGAAGGCAAGATACCAAACATGCTTTTTTATGGCAAAGCAGGAACAGGAAAGACTTCCGTGGCAAAAGCAATTTCCAATGACATTGGTCTTGACTGCATGTTGATAAATTGCTCGGAAGAAAACGGCATGGATACTTTGCGCGTAAAGATTAGGAATTACGCATCCACGGTTTCACTTACAGGAAACGGCAAGGTCATAATACTGGATGAGTTTGATTATGCAACCAACAATGTTCAAAGCGGTCTGCGTGGAGCAATAGAAGAGTTTGCAGAAAACTGCAGATTTATAATAACCTGCAACTATAAAAGCAGGGTAATAGATCCTTTGCACTCACGTTGCACAGGAATAGATTTTACCATTCCTTCTGGTGAAAAAGCCAAAATTGCTTCTGATGTAATGGCAAGGATAGAATATATTCTAAAACATGAAAATATACCATATGAAAAAAATGTAATTGTAAATTTAGTAAAAAAACATTTTCCAGATATTCGCAGAATAATTAATGAACTCCAAAAGTATTCTTCTTGCGGAAAAATCGATGTTGGGGTTTTATCACAAGGAAGCTGTGATTCCTATAAAGAACTTTTGGGATATATGAAAGCAAAGGAGTTTGCTTCCTGTAGAAAATGGGTTGCCCAAAACATAGATTTAAATACAACAGAGTTTTTTAAAAAAATGTACAATGAACTTTATTCTTGTTTAAAGCCAAACTCCATTCCACAGGCAATTTTAATTATTGCAGAATATCAATATAAGTCTGCATTTGCAGCAGATCAGGAAATCAATACCATGGCTATGGTAGTTCAACTTATGTTTGATTGTGAGTTTTCATGAAACTTTTAGATTTCTATAAAAGCATAAATCATTCCAAGGAAAATCTATTTAATAAAGATGAGAAAGCCGCAAAGATATATCAGCCATTTATAGTAAACAAGAATTTTTCTTTTTATGTTGATACAATTCTTTATGCAAATGAAATGAATTGTAAATGGGAATTAGATAGACAGATGCAGTATGATTTTTTGCGTTTTGCTATTCGTAAAAAGAAAAGGTTTTGTGAGTGGAACAAAAAACAAAAGAATGACGATATTGAACTAATAAAAGAAGCATATCATTACAATAATGCCAAAGCCCAGGAAGTTCTAAATATACTTGGACCTGGTGAACTGGACAAGATAAGAGAGTCCATTTATAAGGGTGATAATTGTAATAAAGAGTGAATGTATGTCTACTGCTTCTGATAAAATATTTAATAACATAGGCGTTCATATAAAACTATTGGATTCTGAAGACTTTATGGTAGTCAGGGAAACTCTTTCTAGAATTGGAGTTTCTCCAAAAGGAAAAAAAGTTTTATATCAATCTTGTCATTTAGTTCATAAAAATGATGTATATATTGTTGCTCATTTTAAGGAATTATTTGCTCTAGATGGTTTACCTTCAAATATATCCAAAGAAGATATTCAAAGAAGAAATGCAATTATTTCTCTTTTGGAAGAATGGGAATTGCTTGATGTCATTGACAAGGATAAAATACAAGATAAAATGTCTGTCAATGGTCTTAAAATAATAAAACATACAGAAAAAGATAATTGGGATTTGGTTCCTAAATTTAACCCAGGAACATTAAGAAAATTTTTTAAT